CTCCATCGCCCGGACCAGCCCGGCCGGCGGCAGCGGCTCGGCCAGGCAGTCCCAGACCTGCGCGGGCGCGTCGTCTACCGCCCATGCGACCAGCAGCAGCGACGTGCTGCGGTCGGCCGCGTAGCGGTAGACGCCGACGCTCTTGAGGTCGGCGGCCGAGTACACCTCGGTGTCGACCCAGAGCCTCACGCCGCGTTCCCCAGGAAGTCGTCCTCGTCCTCCTCGTAGGTGGGGAACTCGTCGGCCTGCGCCGGGCGCCCGCCGCCGAAGGCCTCGCCGTCGCGGTAGAACTGCACGCCGCTGAGCGAGGCGTTGACCCGCTTGCCGTACTGGTTGTCCTGCGCCCAGATGTCCAGGCGCACGTTGACGTAGCAGCCGGCGTAGGGCTTGCCGTCCGCCTCGACGAGCGGGCGCCCCTGCCGGTCGTAGACGCCGGGCCGGCGATCGGCCGGGGCCGCGGCGTTGAAGAACACGGTGCCGTCGCCGAAGCCGCCGACGTGCGCCTTCTCACTGCCGTCGCGCAGAAACACCTTCAGGCCCGGCGGGGTCTTCTTCCACTTCTCCGCCACGACCTGCTTGATGGTCTCGCGCAGCGCGGCAACCTGCGGGTCGTCGGCCTGCAGGATGAAGGTCGCCCCGTAGCGCGGTTCCTGGTTGGCGTCGAAGGCCGCCGGCTTGAAGAGGTTCGGGAAGCTCAGGCGAGCGTTCTTGATGAGAGTCGATGCCATGTTGTCAGTCCTCCTGGTACGTTGGGAACCCGGCCGCACCGGCCAGGTTGATGGCGGAACGCTTGTCCGTCGCCGGCGCCAGCACGGGCCGCCCGCGGGGCTTGTCGATCGCTTCGACGATCTGCTCGGCGCGTTCCCGGCCGAGCACTTTCTCCATCTGCGCGACCGACCGGAGCTTCTTCTCCATGAAGTCGCGCTCCTTCAGCCCGAGCTTGCGCAGCACCCGCTTCGCCAGCGACTCGCTGCGCCACTGGCGCTGCGTGCGACTCTCCACGAGCTTCCAGCCCGGCAGGTCGGCGCCGCTCAGCAGCGCCGTCGTCGCCCGCGCCTCGACCGCATTCGCCCAGTCGCGGGCGAGCGCCACGAGCGCCAGGTCCTCGGCCAGGTGCGCGTCGTCCTGCACGGCGCGGGACACCGCGCCCTCGATCGCCGCGCGCTGCGCGTCGCAGCGCCCGCGGGCCTTGCACCAACGGCACTGCTTCTCGCCGGGGATGCGCGGCGCGTCGTGCCGGCGGGTCTTCTCGGCAGCGATGGCGACCGTGCGCCCCCAGTCGTACAGGTCGCTCGCGGCGACCGGCCAGACGTCGACGTGATCGAGCCGCGGCTGCACGACGACGAGCTGGACGTACTTGAGGTCGAACAGGTCACCGAGCCAGTCGAGCGCGCCGAGCCCGTACAGCATCAACTGCGGGTTCTGCTCAGCCTCGACGCGCACGCCGCGTCCGTACTTGAGGTCGACGACGTACAGCGTGTCGCCGTCGACGGCGAGGTAGTCGGCCGTGCCGGTGGCGCCGCGCTCGTCGGTCCACAGATCGATCGGGACCTGCTGCTCGACCCAGCGGGTGCCGGGCAGCCCCTGGACGTAGTCGACGTAGGTCTGGACATGGCGCGCCATGTCCTCGTCGACCGTGATGCCGTTGAAGAGCGTGCCGACCAGGTCGTCTGTGAGCGCGGCGTAGCGCCACGTTTCCCGGAGGACGAAGGCCGCCAGCTCGTGCGCGGCCGTGCCCTCCTCGGCGTATGCGCTCGACTCGTCCGGGTACTGCGCCTCGGCGGCGACGCTGCCGGGGCAGCGCAGCCAGCGGTGGGCGGAGGACGGTGACAGAACGGCGTGAGTACTCATGCCTCCTCCCCCATGATCTTGACGAAGCGCCAGCGGCTCGGGACGTGATGCCGCAGGTGCGCGCCGCGGCCGGTGCGGACGAAGTTGACGAACGCTTCGCAGGCCAGCGACTCGGCGACGCACCGGGCGTACCAGTCGCAGTGCGAGGCGACCGACTTGCACGGTGGCTTTGCCGTCCGGTCCCAGGCGCGCCGGAACTTCTCCCGTCCGGCCATTACGCTGCCCTCCGCTTGGCTTCGGCCAGGACGTTCGGGTACGCGGCCGGCGCCAGGTCGGGCAGGCGCTGCACGTCGTACTCGGCGAGCAGGGCGCGGGCCTTGTCGCGGCCCAGGTCGAGCAGCGCCTGGCGCACGTCGTCGAGGGTGACGACCTGAGCCTCTGGGAGGTGCTCAGGGGCGTCGGACGGCACCGGGGCTTGTGCTGGTATGGCCGGGGGCGGCGCGGCCCGCAGGGCGGCCGTCAGGGCGTTGACGGCGGTAGTCAGTTCGGCGAGTCTCTCTTCGATCATTGGTCGGTCTCCTGTATCGGTTGATGATCAGCGGCGCGCGGGCGGGCTGGTCCCCCGGTTGTCCCGCGCGCCGCGCCTTTCACTCGGCCTGGCGCCGCAGCGCGGCGGGCACCTCGGGCCAGTCGCCTAGCAGGTCGTCGGCGTCGAGGTCGTCGCCGAAGGCCTGGTGCCAGCCGTCGCGGAGCTTCAGCAGCCCGCGCTTCGCTTCGTAGCGCCAGCGGCGCTGCTCGGGCGAGAGCGGCTCTTCGGTGCAGAGCACGTCGAAGTCGAACATCACAGTCCTCCGAGCAGGCCCGCGGCGAGCAGCGCCAGGGCGATGACGACGTAGGGGTTCAGCAGCGCGTTCATGCCGCCCACCGCTCGCGTAGCTCGGCGAGCACCGCCGCGGCGAGCGCGTCCAGCTCCGTGCTGGTCAACTCGCCGGTGAGCTCGACACGGCCAAACCAGACGTGCTCAATCTCGACACTCTCGGCGCAGCCGGGGTACTGCGCCTCCGGGCCGCGCTCGGCGGGCTCGGCGGGCTGGTAGGCGAACTCGACCTCGACGGGCAGTTCGCGCCAGAGATTGATGTGGTTCATGCGACCTCCTCCCAGACAACCGTGACGCCGCCGCCGACGTAGCGCCCGACCTGGTCGCCGACACGGAACACGAACGTGGACACGCCGCTGCTCGGGGTCAGCACGATCTGCTGACCGTGGAACGGGCCGCCGCTGCAGCGGTATCGGAGGGTCGGCTCGCGCCGCAGGGCTTGCGCGCGGCGCCAGGCGAGGACTGCGGCGCGACCTTTCATCACAACCCCCTCCCGCGCCGCACGCTGAACCCTGCCTCGACGGCGGCGTTGATGATGGGTCCCGCGTAACGGGGCTCGGCGACGACACCGCCGTGCCAGTCGAACTCGGGCCGCTCGACGTTCTCGTCGAACCACTCGCGCGCCGCTGGACTGTTGGGAAGAAAGATCACGATGCTGCCGCAGTCGTGCACATAGAGATCGATAGCCATGTCACGCCCCCCTCTGCGCCGTCGCGATCGCCCGCGCGGCCAGCGAGGCGGCGCGCAGCGTTTCGTAGCCCTGGAAGTCGCCGACGGTGCTGACGTTGCCGGCTGCGTCGAGTACGCGCACCGAGGCGCGCCGCGGGAAGGGTTTGCCGCGCGACGGCACAAACTGCTCAGTCGTGGCGAAGTAGATGGCGCCGTCGGCGGCGCGAAAGCCGTACGCCGCCGGCGCGGAGCGAAAGAAGCGCATCGTGTCGGCATCGAAAAAGTGGCCTTTCGCCGCGGCCTTGATCTCGCCTATCGGGACCTTGTTGAGGTTCTTCATCACAGCCCCCTGATGTCGGCGTAGCGGGCGGGCGCGACGTAGTCGCGGCCCTCAAAGGCGGCGGCGTGCGCGTAGTCCCGCGCCTGCTCACGGTCGTGGATGACCTGCTCGATGCGCTCGGCCGCCTGTTCCAGCTCGGCGATCGCGTCGTAGAGGGCGGACTGCTGCTCGCGCAGGGCGACGAGCCCGGCGTGGCGGTTGACGTGGGCAAGGGAAGCGATGCTCTTCATGGTCGGTCTCCTGATCTCCTGGGTTCCGGCGGGAGGTCTGCCCAACCGGTGAGCAAAAGATAGCAGTTGCTCTTTTGGCCGTCTACTGACCCAGATCAAAAAGAGAGCGTTTGCTAAGTTTCCCAGGCACGCCAGGGCGCCGGCCGCGGGCGCCGGGGGATCAGCGCTCGGTGGGTCTCAAGACCTCGACGAGGCGGATCAGGCGATCGAGGTGGGCGGGGTCAACGGCCTGGGCGGCGTCGACCAGGGCGGCGATCTGCTCAGGGGAGAGGCGCAGCCGGCGGGCGTCGAGGCGGACCAGGACGGCCCCGACGATCTCCGCGATGCCCCGCCAGGGTGCGGCGCCGGGCGCCGCGGGCGCGGCCCCGTCGGGCGGCGCGTCGTGCTCGCGGTCCATCCAGCCGTAGGGCAGGTCGAGCGCGCGCTCGACCTTGCGGGCGAACATCTCGGACACGGCGCGGGTGGGGTGGGGGCCGGCGAGCTGGGTCAGGTAGGACGCGCCGAACTGGCCGATCGCCCGCGCCAGCGGCAACTGCCCCCCGTACTCATTGATAAGGCGGCGCAGCCGGGCGCGCCGGATTTCCCCGATGTCCATGCACTGAGTATAGCAACCCGTATGGTTGCGCAAAGCAAAGCAAATGCTAGTCTAGGCACGGTCAACCGAGGAGGGCTCCGTGAATAGCGCGTTCAAGCATTGGCTAAAGACCCACCAAATCACGTCCGCGGAGAAGCGCCAGCTCGCCAACGCGGCCGGCTACTCGCTGCAGATGCTCTACCTGTACGCCAACGGTCACCGGCGGGTGACCGTGCAGGCCGCCGCGCGCCTGGAACAGGCCTCGCTGGCGCTCTCGCGCGTGCGCGCCGGCGCCGTGCCGGTGCTCGCCCGCGGCGATCTGTGCGGGGTCTGCGCGGCGTGCCCGCACCATCCGGCGCGCAGGGAGGTGGCGGCATGAGCCTGCGCGCAGCGATCAACCGCAAGTGCCGGGAGTGCATCTACGACGCCAAGAGCGGCGCCGGGACGTGGCGCCAGCAGATTGAGGCGTGCACCGCGACGACGTGCCCGCTCTGGCCGGTGCGGCCGAAAGCGACGAAGAAGGAGTAGCCGGTGAAGACTTTCGGGACAACCGCCGATCCCCTGCTCGGCAACGGCTACAACCCCATCCCCATCGTCCAGGGCGAGAAGCGCCCGGCTATCAGCGGCTGGGAGACGCCGATGAGCCCGGAGCAGACCCGCAAGCTCGCGGCCAACGGCAAGGCGGAGTGCGGCACCGGGCTGTTGCTGGCGATGTCACTGGGCGACGGCACGCAGACGGGCGGGCTCGACGTGGACGTGTACAACGAGGCGCTCGCCAGGCATCTGCACGCGCACTTCCCGCAGTTGAACGTGGTGCGGGTCGGGCAGCGGCCGAAGTGGCTGGCACTGGTGCGCGTGGAGGAGGGGATGCCCGAGCTGCGCAGCGCGAAGTACGGCGCCGCCGGGCATCACGTCCAGCTCCTCGGGCGCCATCGCCAGTGCGTGCTCTGGGGCACGCACCCGGACACCGGCAAGCCCTACCGCTGGCCGCAGCGATCGCCCCTGGAGGTGGCGGCGAAGGACCTGCCGTTCTTCTCGCTCGCCGACTGGGAGCGGTTGTGCGGGCTGTTGGCGGACTGGGCCGCAGTCGAGGGCTGGGAGCAGGTCGCGCCCGCCATCACCGGCTCGACGGTGGCCGAGGACGCCGAGATGCCCAAGCCGCCGGTCGACCTGACGCCGGCGCAGGTCCGGGACCTGGTCTGGCGCTTCCGCGACGATCGGCGCAGCCACGACCCGTGGGTGCACATGGGCATGGCGCTGCATCACCAGAGCGGCGGCGCCGCCTGGGGCAAGCAGTTGTGGATCGAGTGGAGTGGCGACGTGCCCGCCGAGCAGTACGGGGGCTTCGAACGCTGGGAGACCTTCGGCGCTCGCGCCAACCGCGCCCAGCGCACCCTGCGGTCCTACCTGAAGCGCGCCTACGCGGATGGGTGGCGGCCGGAGCTCGCCGCCGCGCCGGCTGCGATCGCCGAGGTAGTGCTGGAGGGCGAGCTGCAGCCGCTCGACCTCCAGGGTGCCCGCTGGGGCGCCCTGGCGGGGCCGCAGTGGATCGTCCAGGACTGGCTGCCGGCGGGCGCTGTGACGCTCCTGGCGGGCGACGGGGGCAGCGGCAAGAGCTACGTCAGCCTCGTCATGGCCGTGCAGCTCACGGCGAACGTCGGCACGTTCGCCGCGGGCGAGCGGCAGCGGGTGCTGTACTACAGCGCCGAGGACCCCGCCGAAGTGCTGTTGTGGCGCGTCGAGCGGATCTGTTCGGCACTGATGATCGACCCGGCGGACCTGGCTGGGTGGCTGTTCCTGTTCGACGCCACCAGCGCCAGCAACGTGCTATTCACCGACCACGCCGACCCGAGCGCGCGCCTGACGGCGCGCTACGACTGGCTGGCCGCCCAGGTCAAGACGATCGAGCCGAGCGCCGTCGTGCTCGACAACGCCTCGGACCTGTACGACGCCTCGGAGGTCGACCGGGCGAAGGTGCGGCAGTTCGTCACCGCACTGAACCGGCTGGCGCGCCTGAAGATGGCGGCCGTGCTCCTGCTCTCGCACCTCGACAAGGCCGGCGCCAAGGAGGGCGGCGACGCCCTCGGGTACTCGGGCTCGACGGCCTGGAACAACAGCGTGCGCGCCCGGCTGTTCCTGTACCGGGACGGGGAGCAGCGGGTGCTGGCGCTGCGCAAGAGCAACTGGGGCGCCGCCGAGCACACCGTGCCGGTGACCTGGTCGCGGGACCTGCTGACCTTCCAGATCGGGGCGACCGTCGCCGGAACCCTGGACGACGACACGGTCACGGGCGTCGTCTGGGGGTTGCTGCGGGAGGTGCTGGAGGCGGGCGATGTCAACGTCAGCGTGGGGACCAGCGGCAACCGGACGGTGTACGGACTGCTGGCACGCACGCCGGGGTGGCCGAAGAGCATCAGTCGGGAGCGCGTCCAGGGACTGGTGAAGGAGTTTGCCGAGGCGGGCTTGATCGTCCGCGAGGAGTACACCATGACCAACCGGAAGCGGGCGCAGCGGTGGGTGCTGGCGTAGTGCACTCCGTTTGCACTTCAAAAACGAGGTGCACTTCGTTTGCTCAAAATCCCCGTCACCCCCTATGCACCTCGTTGTGCATAGGGGTGTGGGGATTGAAGTGCAGAGGGGTGCACTCCTTTTCGGGGCAAACGGAGTGCAGCCGGTTTCCGCTTGGCGAGGCCCCTGGTCGGCGGTGTCTGGACTCTCGCCCGGTTCTGGGGAGACTGGTGGCTGAGCGCTTCCAGCCGAGCGCTCGACGCATCTCCTCGACTCCCTCTGTGGGGCTTTGGCCCGGCGCGGACCCCTCCCTCCCGCCGGGCCTTTCTTTTGCCTATCGGTTGCCCGTTGTTGATAGCCTGCTACAATCGAGGCGAGCAACTGAAAAGACGAGTAGCACAGCAGTGCCACGCGACCACCTCTTCAAGCCGGGCCAGTCGGGCAACCCCAAGGGGCGGCCCAAGGGCATCCCCAACAAAGCGACGGTGGCGCTCAAGGACATGATCATCGGCGCCCTCGACAAGGCGGGCGGGCTCGACTACCTGGTGCGGCAGGCCGAGGAGAATCCCGGCCCGTTCCTGAGCCTGGTCGGCAAGGTCCTGCCGACCGAGCTGAGAGGGCCGGCGGCGGACGGCTCGCACCGCATCACCTTCGTCGTCGAGGGCGTGCCGGCTCCGCGCCGCGATGAAAGTTCGCCTACCTGAGCGCACCCTGCCGCTGTTCCAGCCGGCCCGGTACAAGGTCCTGTACGGGGGCCGCGGCTCGGGCAAGTCCTGGGCAGTCGCCCGCGCCCTGCTGCTGAAGGCCGCCCAGGACCCGCTGCGCGTCCTCTGCGCTCGCGAACTGCAGAACTCGATCGATGAGTCGGTCCTCAACCTGCTCGCCTCTCAGATCGACGCTCTGGGGCTCGGCGCGGCCTTCGACATCAAGCGCACGACGATCGAGGGGCGCAACGGCAGCCAGTTCATCTTCTCGGGCCTGCGCCACAACACGCACTCCCTCAAGTCGCTGGAAGGCATCGACATCGCCTGGGTTGAGGAGGCGCACGTCGTCTCGAAAGCCTCCTGGGACATCCTGACGCCGACCATCCGCAAGCCGGGCTCGGAAATTTGGGTCACGTTCAACCCGGACCTGGAGATCGACGAGACCTATCAGCGCTTCGTCGTCAACCCGCCGCGCGACGCGATCGTCATCGAGTTGCACTGGCGCGACAACCCCTGGTGGAACGACGTGCTTGACGCCGAGCGCCTGGAGACGCTGCGCCGCGATCCGGTCGGCTACCAGACGATCTGGGAAGGCAAGTGCCGGCGCAGCGTCGAGGGCGCGATCTACGGCGACGAGCTGGACCGTGCTCGCGACGAGGGGCGCGTCTGTACCGTGCCCTACGATCCGACACTGCCGGTGCATACCGCCTGGGACCTCGGCGTGCTCGACAGCACGGCGATCTGGTTCGCGCAGCAGA